CTTTTAAAACTAGGCCCTGCAGATGAAACAGCTCAGGCAGCTTATAGAGAATTAGTAGAGCTTGGTGTTGTAAACTCACAAGTTCAAATAGGAGATCTAAAAGCTTTGCTACAAGATATTAGATTTGGTCAACAAGCTGCAAACGTAGATACAGTATTAAATCCTATGATGGCTAAGTTAAAAAAAGTAGGACAATTTTTTCAAGGTAAGTATGTAGCTGAGGATGATACTTTTAAAATAGCTAGTTACGTAATGGAGAAAGCTAAATTAAAAAGACGTTATGCTAATAGAAAAATAGACGTAACTGAAAGTATACTCAATAGAGAAGCAGCTAACGTTGTAAAAAATACTGTACCTAATTATGCATTTGTTGGTTCCGCAGTTAGAACTGCAAGACTATTACCTGTAGGTAACTTTATGTCGTTTCCATCAGAGATGATTAGAACTACAACTAACATTGCTGAACTAGGTTTAAATGAGATGAGACATATACCAGCAGCAGGTATAAGAATTAAAGGAAGTAATTTAGGTTTAAATGTTACAGAACAAGTTTTAGAAGAAATAGTAGATCCAAGAACTGGTGCAATTAGTTATGGAAAAGTAATTTCTGAAAGAGTTGTTAAAAACAATGCTCTTGATAGTGGAGCATATGGTGATGGAATAAAAAGACTATTAGGTCTTGCTACGTTTACCACAGCAGCTCCAGTCGCATTAACAGAAGGTGCAAAAGCTTTGTATGATATATCTCAAGACGAACTAGATGCACTAAGAAGATTTGTACCTGAGTGGTCTAAGAACTCTACACTGATTCCAATTAGAGATGATGATGGTGAGTTAAGATACATAGACTTTAGTCACAGTAATGCTTACGATGTAATAGCTAGACCTCTTAGAACTTTATTAAATAATATTCAAGATGGCCAAGCAAATGACAAACAGTTATTAGATAGTTTTGTAAATGGAGTTAACGAAGCAGGTGCTGAAATTATGAACCCATTTATTTCAGAATCTATTTGGACAGAAGCTGCAGGAGATTTAACTGTTAGAGGTGGAGTAACTAAAGATGGTAGAAGATTATACACAGAACAAACTTCTGCTGGTGACAAAGCTGCAATTAGATTTATGCATTTAGGAAATGCATTAGCACCCTCATACAAACAATTTGTAAGACTAGCTCAAGCTGCAACAGAAACTCCAACAGCACGTGGAGATGTTTTAGATGTCGGGCCTGAGATAGCAGGCTTCATGGGACTTAGACCAATTAAAGTTGATCCATTAAAATCAATGGGTTTTAAAATTTCTGGTTATCAAAGAGGTATCAGGGATGCGAGAAGAGAATTTACTGGTGGTTACTTTGGTTTATTAAAAGGTGGGTCTGTTGATCCTAATGATATTATTTTAAGGTATGTAAAATCAAACAAAGCTAAGTTTGATGTACAACAAAACATGTTCAATGATTTAAATGCAGCTGAAACATTAGGTATAGGAACTAATGATTTAAGAAGACAGTTTGATGAAAGACAAATTAGTAATGAAGATTATAATAATTTAAGAAGAGGTAGGTTTGATCCTTATGTTCCATCAGGTGAAATTGCTAAAAAATTTAGAGACATTGCAAATAATTTAGGTGAGGATAATCCATACAGAGAAGCACTACCTGCATTAAATGAAATAAAAAGAGAGTTAAGACAACTACAATTAGGTGAACCATTTAATATTAATATAGAGGACTACATAACTGAGCCACCACCAACACCACCATTGCCTCAGTCAGTGACCTCTGCAATGCCTAACGATCAAACAATTACTCAAGGACAGAACATTTTAAATCAAACTCAAATGGCTGCTGGTACAAATGCAAGTGGATTGACTGCATTAGAAAATGCGTTATTATCTGAAGAAGAAAAAGCAATAAGATTAAGATCAAGAGGAATACAAGTATAATGGCTAACGGAAATAAAATTAACCCTAAAACAACAAGAGAGCATTTGCTTTCTATCTATGGATATATTACTGGATTAAAAAATGATATGAAACATATGCACGATGGTATACACGATTTGGGCGGTAAGATAGACAAAATCTATTGGGTGTTATTAGGTACTGTTGGGGCAGTATCACTTCTGTTGCTAGAAAAAGTTTTAGATAAAGGTTGGTTTTAGATCCACTCTTTTAAATCTTCACCCATAATTTGAGTAGCAATATTTACTTTGTCACGAAGGGCCTTAACAATTTTTGTGTCTACAGTATCTTCAGTTATAATATCAACGTAAGTCATTGGATACTTTTGTCCGATACGATCAATACGAGCTTCTGACTGTAATCTTTTTTCAAGATCATAACCATTAGAATAATAAATCATTGTGCTAGCAGCGGTTAATGTAATACCATACCCACCTGTTTGAGTTGTGCCTACAAAGAATCTACATTTGTCATCTTCTTGAAATTTTTTTATATTATCTTGTCTGACATCTTGAGGCGTAAGACCGTAATAGTCTACAACTATGTCATCACTCTCATATTTTTTTCTAATAGTTTTTAAAATTGTATCTACATCTTTTTGATAGTTAGACCAGATAACTACTTTACCTTCTACCTCAGATAATATTTCCATTAGTTCTGTTATTCTATGATTAGGTATATCTTCTATAGTTCCATCATCAGCTGTGAAATGACCACAAGTAATTTGATGTAGTCTCATCAATTGAACCATAACATTGTTAGTCGTTAAAACTTTTCCGTCTAGTTCAGCCATTGCATATTTTTTCATAGCCTTATAAATTTTTTCTTGTTGAGGTGTCATTGTGATTTGACGTTTCATAAATGTTTTGTCAGGCAAATCTAAACAATCATCTTTTAAAACACGCATTGAAAATGGTTCAATTAATCTAGAAAGTTCTCCAAGATTTCTGTGACCTACTACTATGTTAACACTTCTAGAACCAAGATTAATAGATTTCATAACAGAGTATCTTGATCTAAAATCATAATAAGAATCTGTCTTCAAGAGCCAGGCACCAAGGAACTCACATTGAGTAAATAAATCTAATGGTGAATTAGTTACAGGGGAACCTGTTAATATTCTTCTGTACTTAGCAAGATCTCTTAACTTTAAAATATTTTTAGTTCTGTTTGCACCAGGTGTTTTTATACTAGTAGATTCATCTATAGCCATCAAAGCATTGTGAGAGCTTAAAAATCTACGTGCAAATTCTTTACCAAAATCATAAGAAAAAGCCTCTACATTCATAATTAAAATATGAAAATCAGTACCTGTTTGAAAGAGTGTATTTAATTTTTTAGTTTGTTCACCTGATTTATCAGAGCTTTTCCAAAGAACTATTTTTGTATTTATATAATCAGGTAAGTGAGTAGGAATTTGATCTTCGTACCAATTTTTGTACACACCTTTAGGAGCTATTAAAAGCATACCATTTATAGAACCTTGATTGTAAAGCATCGCTGCATTATCAATTAAGACTTTAGATTTACCTGTACCCATTTCCATGAAGTAGGCAAAGTATTCTTTATCCCAAGAACGCTCTAAGGCTTTTTGTTGATGAGCATAAGGCTCAGTTTTAAATTTATAATTTAACATTTACTTTTCTTTCTAAAAAGTTATATAGTTCATAGAAAGAAAAAAGTCAATGAGCAAAGTTTATTTAGTACAAGAGATACCCTCTGATAGAGAAACGGGACAACCTAGAATTGATATTACTCCTGCATTGAAGTATGGCGAAATTAAGATTATGTTTCCACGTCTAAAACAGATGCAATTTTCACCAGGACCTATGGTAATGGAGATAAAAAATTCATTAAAAGATTTTACATCAGAGGATTATTTATTACTTTATGGCGATCCTGCCATAATTGGAGTGGTATGTGCAGTAGCTTCAGAACTTACCAATGGTAAATTTAAATTATTAAAATATGACAGAAGACAATTTTCTTATTATCCAATTGAATTGAATATTTTTCAAAACTAGTATTGACAATATAAAATTATCCTATATATACGATAGTGCAAATATAAATTTAAACTATTAAACTATTAAGGAGTAACATGACGATCAATCTAAGAACTGATGCACCTAGTCAGGTGACACAAACCAATCCAGAAAAACTTTCAGAAGAAATACAAAAACTTTTAGATGTACAATCTAAAATACAACATCACGAAGATCTTATTAAAGATCTTAAACAAGATGAAAAATATTTTTCTGAAGTAGTCATCCCTGAAATGATGAATGAAATGAATCTTAAAACTATGAAATTAAAAGATGGTTCTGAAATAGAAGTATCTAATAAATTTTTTGCCACTGCATTAGCAGAAAAAAAAGCAGAGGCATATCAATGGCTTCGAGAGAACGGACTAGGCAATATTGTGAAAAATGAAATCACAGTAAGGTTTGGAAAGGACGAAGACAACAAGGCGCAGCAATATGCTACCCTTGCAAGAGGTCAAGGTTATGAACCGGAACAAAAAGTTGCTGTTCATGCTTCGACTTTAAGAGTTGCTCTGGAGGATCTCCATACACGTGGTGGTAAAATTCCTTCAGAGTACTTTAGTACGTTTGATGGTTATAAAACAAAAATAACTAACAAACCTAAATCAACAGACCAATAGACTAACAAAGGAGTAACTATGGAAAGTCAAGTAGCAAAGAAGGCTAATGCAGGTGCATTAGCAACAATAAGTCTCAGAGCAGACTCTGGTAAAGGAGCTGAAGAGATTAAAGCAGATGACGTATCAACACCGATTCTGAAAATCTTACATCAGCTGTCACCAGAATGTAATGAGAGAGACGCCAAGCATGTAGAAGGATCTAAACCTGGTATGATTTATGCATCAGGGTTTGGTAAACTTATAAATGGTGAAGAGGGATTAGATGTAATAATTGCTCACACACAAACTAGGTATCCTGAATGGCAGGAGAGAGGCGACAGTGCTTCAGCTCCAGTAGGAACTCATTTAGAGATTCCAGCCGATGCTGTGGAAGAGAGAAACGGAAGATATAGATTACCAAATGGTAACTACGTTGAGAAGACTGCATATTTTTATGTACTAGCAATGGTAGATAATGAACTTAAACCTGCAGTGATCCCAATGAGATCTTCTAACTTATCTCCAGCGAGGGAATTAAATAACCTTATCACGAATCTTAGATTCACAGATGATGTAGGTCCATTTAATCCAGCAAGTTATGCCGCTGTGTATAAGTTAAACACAATGGGTAAGACTGCTGGAAGCAAAAGCTGGCATGTCTACAAACCATCAAGAGTTAGAAATCTTGATGTTTCAAATAAAGACGATGCGTCTATGTATGAGATAGCAGCTAAACTTCAGAAACAAGTTTCTAAAGGTGTTGCTAAACCTAAATACGATGCTGGTCAAAAACAAGAAGACATAGTATAATTTAACTGTTATAACAGAGGCGCCGAAGGGAGACTGGAGGCGCCTCGAATTTATGAAAGATTTTAAAAAGTATTTTAGTGGACTAGAAAGAGACTTTGGTTTCTGTAATGTAAACAATGGTTACCATGATCCACAAACAAACAAACTAAAATTTGATCCAGGTGATTATGGCTGGTCTAAAAGAAATGTGTCTGAAAAAGATTATGAAGATCACTTAGAAGGTAAACGTGCAATAGGTATACAAGCATGTGATGACAATGGTATGGCTAGCTTTGGAGCAATTGATATTGATCCTTCTGACTATTCTAGTTTTGATATTGGACATTATTTAAAAGTTATTCAAGACAAACAGCTACCGGTCGTACCTATAAAATCAAAAAGTAATGGACTTCATATTTATGTTTTTACAGAAGAGAAAGTACCTGCAACTTTAATTAGAGAATTTTTACAAAACTTATTATTTTTATTTGGACTATCATCTAAGACAGAAATATTTCCTAAACAAACACAACTAGGTATGAACCAAGACAATGTAAGAACTTCTGGTTCATTTATTAACTTACCTTATTTTAAGAAGACAGAACGTAAAGCATTACTACCTGATGGAAGAGAGTTAGAATTAGAAGATTTTTTAAATGTAGTTAAAGATAATTTACAAACAAAAGAATCATTACAAGAAGTATCTAATAAAAAAGTAAAAGAAATATTGACGGGTGGTCCAGAAGATTTGTTGGATGGTCCTCCATGTTTACAGATGATATGCAAACAGGTTCAGGAATCAGGGAACAAATTAAAAGATGAACGAGATAGATTTTTATTTAACTACATGGTGTTTACTAAAAAGAAACACAAAGATAATTGGAAAGAAAAATTATTACAGGCAGCGAGAGATTTTATTAAGTACGATCAAATATGGGGTGACGCTAAAGTAAATGAAAAAATAAAAAGTTGGGATAAAGATACAGCCGGACATACCTGTCATGATTTACCTATCTCTTCTTATTGTGCAAAAGGAACTTGTTTAAAAAGAAAGTTTGGTATTGGTAGTCACAAAGAGAGCAGCTGGCCTCAAATATCAGGTTTAATTAAAATAGATTACAAACCTGATCCAGAATATTTTTTTAACGTAGATTTGTCTGACAGTAAAGTGGTTCAGATTCACGCTAAACATATAAAAAAGATAATAGAAATGAAAGAGATGAGAGCTCTTGTAGCAGATCAAACTTCAATAGTGCCTCCCATCATAAAAAATAATGAGTATCAAGCAATCCTAGACGCTCTATGGGCCACTAAACAGGATATTAAACCACCTGCAGGGACTAATCCTATTGAAATGTTGAAGAAATACTTAGAAGACTATGTCAATGGACCAGAAGCAAAGACCTATGCTTCATTTAAAAGTGGAGCTGTACTCAAAGATGAAGAGTTTTATTTTTTTGATTATGATAAATTTTATGAAGAGATAAAAAGAAATGAATGGACAAAGGATAGACCAAGAACTGCCACTTTAATTAAAACATATTTTAAGGGAGAGTTTGGTGCTCAAAAAAGATTTCCAAAAGGAGAGAATGAAAAATCATTTCCACCAGTGAGGTGTTTAAAAATGCCGGCTGTTGATTTAACAAAAGAAGAAATACCAGATGAAAAAATAAAAATAGAAGATAAGGAGAATATAGTATGACGAAGAAAAAAATACCAAGTGTATTTGTATGCATGCCTACCTATGACACCATGCAGGTATCAACATGTTTATCATTAATAAAATTAATGGATACGTTTACCAAAGCAGGGATAAAATCTACTATAAGTACATTTAAATGTCCTTATGTTGGTTATGGAAGAAATGTTTTAACTGCAATGTTTTTAGAATCAGGTATGGACTATCAATTATTTGTGGATTCAGATGTAGAATTTGATCCAAAAGTTGTGGGTAGAATGATATTATCTAATAAAGATTTAATCTGTGTTCCTTACAGAAAAAAAACACAAGATAATTCTATTAAATATTCAGTGCAATTTAAAAATCCAGATGACATTCAAATTGATGACAAAGGATTAACTGAAATAAGAGTAGGTCCAGCAGGGTTAACTTTAATACATAAAAAAGTCTATGAAAAATTAATATATGATCATCCTCAATTAAAAATTAAACAAAAAGAAATTATATCTGAAGAAGCAAATAAACTTTTTTATAATTTTTGGGATACAGTTTTTGATCAACAATCAGGTCACTGGTGGGGAGAAGATACACATTTTTCTAATATTGCTGCAGCTGCAGGGTTTAAATTCTATGCAGTGGTTGATGGTGAAACAACCCATCATGGTAGCTTTGGATATACAGGTAGTTTAATGGACATATTTAAAAGACCTGATGAAAAAGCCAATTAAAATATATGGTCCTCCAGGGACAGGAAAAACTTTTAGATTAATTCGTAGAGTTAATGCTTATGTTAGAACTGGTACACCTTATCATAAGATAGGTTACTTTGCTTTTACTAAGAAAGCTGCGATTGAAGCTAGAAAAAGAATTGGTGTTGATGAAAAAGAAGTACCATATTTTCAAACACTGCATGCATTTTGTTTTCATTTATTAGACTTAAGCGAGGACAGTATTATGCAGCCACATCATTATGAAGACTTGGGTAAAATATTAAATGTTAGAGTAAGTTTTAATGATAAATACAATGATGAACAAACACATTTTTTAACTTGTAATAATCCTTACTTTCAAATGATAGGTAGAGCTATTAACAAAGACATATCTATTGAAGAAGAATTTAATCTTAATGAACACGATAGAAAAGATATTGATCCTGTTATCTTAAGACATATTTATATAAACTTACAAGTGTACAAAGATAAAAATCATCTACTAGATTTTAATGATTTAATTAAGTTAGTAGTAAAATCAGATAAGATTCCAAAACTAAAAGCTATATTTATAGATGAAGCTCAAGACTTATCACCTTTACAATGGCAACTGTACGATAGATTAAAAGAAAATTGTGAAGACATGTATCTAGCTGGCGATGATGACCAGGCTATATTTGCTTGGGCCGGTGCTGATGTTAATAGATTTATTAAAGAACCTGCTGATGAAAAAGTTTTAAGATACTCACGACGGGTATCAAAAGCTGTGCAAGAACAATCTCAAATAGCTGTGGATCGTATAGCAGGCATCAGGAAACACAAAGAATACTTGCCTAGGGCGCAAGAAGGTCTTGCGTCTCACATCAATAATTTAGGACAAGTGGATCTAACCAAAGGCAAATGGTTAATCCTTACAAGAACTAGAAGTAATCTCTTAGATATTATGAAAGAATTAAAAAATAAAAATATCTATTACCAAAGTAACAAAGGTAAAAGTTTTAATGTTGGTATCTACAATGGAGCTATGGCATATCAAAAGTGGATAAGAGAAGGTGAGATTGGAGAGAAAGAAATTAATGATGTCAGAGAATATATTCCCAGTGGCAATTGGGATCCTGAAAAAAATTGGTATGATATCTTCGTAGCTGATCAAAAAGAAATACTTTATATTCGGAATATAATTTTTGGGGGTGAAAAACTTTCTGAAAATGCAAGGGTATGGGTATCAACTATTCACGCTGCAAAAGGTGGTGAAGAAGACAATGTTATTTTATCTTTACACCAAGGATCTAAAGTACAAAAAAGTATACGTCTAAGTGTTGACAAACAAGATGAAGAGCATAGAGTGTGGTATGTGGGCACCACTAGAGCAAGAAATAATTTATATAAACTGAAAGCGAAAAAGAAAATAAAGGAGTATCAACTATGACACATAAAGATATGTTTGAAGATTCATTTCCACAAGATAAACAGATAGGAGGGAGTCATTACAAAGACTTTCACATTCAACCTTATGAGTTTATTTCAAAAAATAATCTCTCGTTCTTTCAGGGCAATGTTGTAAAATATGTTTGCAGATATTTACACAAAAATGGTGTAGAAGATTTAGAAAAAATTAAACATTACTGTGATCTAGAAATTAAAAAAATGAAAGATTTAAATGGGAAGAAATATAGTAAAAAAAAATATTAAAGTTGACGACGTGGAATTTGGTTTAGAAATTTATTTAAGATTAGAAACCAGTGGTTATTCTAATCGTCAAGGTACCTGTTATGAAATTTTTCCAAAAGATTACGACGCAGCATTATATGCTTTCAGTAATAAAGATAAATTAAACAAACTAATTGAAGATGAATATATTTTTGAACCGAGGACTAAATGAAAGTACCTAAGTACCTAACACAAACCGAATGGGTTATGCCCACTGAGTATCCTGATCTAAGAGATTATGATGAGATCGCAATCGACTTAGAAACAAGAGATCCTAATTTAAAATCAAAAGGATCTGGTGCAGTTACTAACAATGGTGAGGTAGTAGGTATTGCAGTTGCAACATACAATGACAAATGGTATTTTCCTATAGCTCATGCGGAAGCTCCCAACATGCCAAGAGAAAAAACTTTAGAATGGTTTAGAGATATTTGTGCATGTCCAGCTACAAAAATATTTCATAATGCAATGTATGACGTATGTTGGATACGTAATTTAGGTATAAAAATCAATGGTTTAATCGTAGATACTATGATTGCGTGTTCTGTTTTAGATGAGAATAGATTTGCATACACATTAAATGCTTTGTCTTGGTTTTATCTTAACGAAGGTAAAAATGAAAAAGCTTTAAACGAAGCAGCTAAGTCAAGAGGACTTGATCCAAAAGCAGAGATGTGGAAATTACCTGCTAGTGAAGTAGGAGCTTATGCTGAAAAAGATGCTGAGTTAACTTTTAAACTTTGGCAGCACTGTAAAAAATTATTAATAGAAGAAGACTGCCAAGAAATATTTAATTTGGAAACTGATCTTTTTCCTTGCCTGGTTGATATGCGATTTCTTGGGGTGAGAGTGGACGCTCACAGAGCGAATACATTGAAGCGAGAGCTAACGACAAAAGAAGAAAGATTAATCCACCAAATAAAAATAGACACAGGAATAGAAACTCAAATATGGGCCGCACGTAGCATTCAAAAAGTTTTTGAAAAATTAAATTTA